GCTGTCATGGCGAATCCTCATCAATCGTTTCAAATCTATACGGCGCCACAGTGAGGATAGAATATAACCCGCTTTTCGGGATTGAGCCAATGATGCTTTTAGCGATCCTTTCGGCCTCTTCAAAATTCTTAGCTCGTGTCCGAATCTCAACACGTACGGAAATATCAACCAATGGTTTTTCTGCCATCCTTTCACTCACTCCTTTCCTGCTGCTGTTCTCCAGCCCGGGAAACTCCATCAATGCGCCCTTTACCGGTCTGATCTCATCCGCCGGTGTCCAGAACCCCTTTTCTTTTAAAGCAAATTCCAGATGATCGTAAGTATTTTTTACCATAGTATTGTATACGATTTTAAAGGTTATATAGTTTATGGTTCGTTACCATTAGGAAAATGTTTATTAAGCAAGTCCCGTAACATAATCAATTCACGAGGATTTAAACGCAGTGTTGTTTCACAAAATCCATTTGTAGGATTTGTAAAATCAATATCTGCATATCCATCCTGCGTGTTCATTTCGATTGTTGGAATGTAGTCGGTCATTTATTATCCCCACAACAATATTGTTTTACAAACTTTCTGTGTTCATCATCGTTGAATTCACACTTGCTGCAATCAATATCATTACCTGTCATTTCCTTGAGACATGTTGCAACTTGTCCTTCATCATCAATAAAACAAACCAATCTTGACATTCTCACTCCTCCTTCACTCTCTTAAGAATTTCTTCTGGTTTTACACCATAATCTAACTGCTGCGAGCGTGGACATAGATAACATTTGTTATCCACAGGATGACATCCTTTCATCAATAACGATTCATCGACATCTGATTCTACCCAACCACAAAAGATTTTGGTCATGGTTATTCCTCATTCTTCCCCCCATCCTCAAATCCACACTTCAGTGTATATTCATTATTTCCCATGCCGTGGTAGTAGTCGCAACCACAACAATCGTCACAGTCTACCAACTCATCCTGATCGGGGGAGAATACCATCTTTGTTACGTCTAGTTCTTCCATACCCAATCTATACGTGTTCAAACAATATATACTTTTCCATGTTCTTTTTGCGGGTTTCAATCATCTTTCCAAAACACGCACAGACCCCCAATACCTCCGCGAGTTTTCGGGTTTTTATTAGTTTATGAGTAATTGTGCGTATTACATAATTTTTTGAAAGAAACGGGGTTTTGGAGTGGAAATTATATGCGTTTTAAAAACCAAACTTTGGTGCCACTTCTGATGGAAAATAAATATGCGTATTAATTGGTTCCACACACTACACACACTACACTGACTACACTGACTACACTGACTACACTTTATCGCCTATATAAGACGTTATTTTTTATTATAAAGTCTGCCAAAACCCCCAATCCTGTCTGGGTAGTCAGTGTAGTCAGTGTAGTCAGGTAAAATAAAATATATTAACATCAACTAGATTGGTTTTATAAAATCTTATTGTGTTAATCAAAAAACAATCAAAAATATTGTAGTTAATTAAAAATTGTTAATTGTAATGATTAATCATTAAAAATTAGCAAATATATCGTTTTTGTTTAACAATTTTTCAACTTCTTTGTTGAAATAATCAAACAAAATAAAATTTGATAAAAAACCATCTTCTGATAGAAAATGATCTGGTAAAGCATTGTTTATTCTTCTATTTCCTCTTATTTTTTGTTTTCTATATACATATTTAAAAAATTCCATTGGATACGCAACGTCACCATTCATTATCATGAATACAAACGCGCGTTTATTTATTCTAACACCCAACGAATTGTATAAATATAAATAATCACATTCTGGATCGTCTATCAATATTGGTGTCGATGATTTATGATATGACCAAGTTTTACTTTTTTTAATGTCTTTATGAACTACCCACATCATATTTTTATATTGATATTCTCTCAATCTTCGTTCATCTATTGGTAAAGGCGATTTTTGAAATTCTATTACAATACCTTCTTTTGTAATAACATCTGCTCTTTTTAAATATTCTTGTTGTATAGGAACTTCGATATTAACACCCGCTGTGGGATTTTCTATTTTTAATTGCCAATTATAATGCCACTCTGACATGCCATCGTGATACAACTTGCCACATTCTGTATGTGGTTTATGCGCGAAATGTGGTGTTGTTAATTTTCCACATTTTGTTATTAACGGTTCTTTACATTCTGGGCAATATGCAGAAACACCTCTCGATGCAAATATTAAATTTCTCGTTCCTTCTTTAAATGCTGTTAGCATATTATTTCTCCAAACAATAACGTTCGATCCAATGTCCGTTTTCCAACGTTCTTACTTTACAAAGTTCGTTGTTTTCTTCAAGACTTGCTAACGCATCATCGAGTTGTTTCTTGACTATATGTGTTAGTTTACCAATCTTACTTCTTTCCAACGAACCACCATTTGATTTTACAACCTTCATTATCTTTGACATATCGGATTTTGCATTCACATCATTGGCCTTTTGAAGAACACATATCATTCGTGGAAGTAAGTATTTTTCCGCGATGTTGATTGCTTCTTCTACCCAAATCTCCGGTAAATCCAAAGTAATCGGATCAATATATCCATTGGGTTTTTTATTTTTTAACACAACGTTATTTACAAATTCTGTATCAAGTATGGTTAAAACCATTGCTATTTTATATACTTGTATAAATATTCTCTGAATAGCAATCCTCCTCTCTGTATATTCCACACCGAGATGCTTATTGGTTTCTTCAACTTTCCATTTTTCTATTCTTGGACACACTTTAAATGAAACGGAATCGTTTTTCAATATACATATTTTCATAGCAATATCTTGCACATTATCAACAAGTTTATTTATTTCTATTTGTTGCTTTGGAGTGATATCGACATTTTCTCTCACTTCTCCGCCCTGTTCATATATAAACATAAAACGTGGTAAAAATCCACCCTCGCTTTGTTCCGATGATGCGAGTTTGTCAAACTGATCATCGGTCATAGCAAATATTAAAGTTCCAAAAGGCTTTTCGCAAGCCCATTCATATTCTTGATTATCACCATCTTTCTTTTTTGATATTGATAATTTACTTTTAACTGTTTTACCATCATATATGAGACAAAGTTGTGGTAATATTGAAGAGTTATTATTTGCTGCCCCCGCATAAAATGTTTGCGCCTCATCAAAATACCATATCATATTATCATTTATTTTTGCAAGGTCTTGAACCATGCGTGGTTCCATAAGTTTATTTGTTTGAACCATAAACTTACAAAGAGGAATATTCTGTGCTGGAATTTCACCACCAACGGTTTTTGTTCCTTCGATTGATTTATTTTGTATTGATGGTAAAAACCTCCCATCATCCGTGGTCATATCAATTGCAAACGATTTTCCAGAAACAGAGCTTGTTCCTAGTAATTGAATAAACATGTTTGAATATATCGATTTTCCAGATAAGACAACTCTTACCCTCTTTCCAAGTATCATTGTGCATAATCCCATTAAAGCAAAATAATGAAATGGCGGTCTGGAATAACTAACCTGTGTTCCAATATCCATCCATCCTTTAAATACAGGATGTGTTGTTCCGGGAAATGGTGGTAGTCGTGTGAGTTCGGAAGATTCGGATAATTTTTTTCTCCCTTCCGAATCTTCTGTCAAATCGGCATCGGATGGATTTTGACACGATTGATTTGTATTCATACCCTTAAATATATTACCGCCATTTTCAACATCCTTCTCATATTGCGTTTTTATTCCAAGTTGTTTTGCAGCATCTTTTAACCCCTCTATAATATTTCCATTGTGTTCAAAATGACAGAATATATCAAATGCATCATGCGCGCGGGAGGTATCAAACGGTTCACTAGCGTGGTGTGAATAGAGTTTGTTTTCGTCTTTAAATATTACAACACCCGCGATTCCTTTTTTACTATATGGAGAAAGATATTTCCCACCGGGCATCTTTCGATATCCATATTTTTCAATAAGATGATCTATTGGGGTAGCGCGATTATATTTTTCAATTATATTATCTTCGTCGGGAATTGGTTGTTTATTTGGATCTTTCTTTTTAGGAGGGGATATTTTTTTGGTTGACCAAGGACAAGCATTAATAAATTGTGGTGCAAAATTATCCCATTCTTTCCATATTGTGAGTAATTTATCTGGAATCAACGGTAATTCTGTGACGCCATCTTTAATTATCCATTTATAAGGTTGTTTTGTATCTGGATGAATAGATGGGGGTAAAACATCTTGTACAGCGCCACCTCTTAATTCAAATAAAACTTCTCTTCCATTTGGATCATTTTCCGATTCCCAAGATAATTTTTTGGTTGGGAGTGTTAATCCCGTCGGCATTCTAAATATAGCCTTGTCGTGTCCCGGGCTACCAACTATTCTTGGTGCATCTTTTAATAAGTCATCATAATCCATTCCAAACATCGATAAAACGAGTTTGGTGTTTTTAACACTATCTACATCAAATGCCATTGTTCCAGAGGGGCCGTGTAGTAATCCCATATTATCATGGGGATTTGTTTTCCAATGATCGGCTCCTTCTATTGAATGAATTGAATTTTCTGGTTTGTTCCATCCGGGTGTATCTAATCCTTTTTGACCATGTGGTATTGGTACAAGATATAATTTGAGTCTTTTAATATAATAAACAGCGGCTTCATAAGTGGTTTTCATTTAATCACCCGGTTTCTTCTCAAGGTAGTCGGAAAGACGTTTTACGGTTTCATAACCAACATTCCCCGCTTGGTTATTTGCTATCCTCCAAACCGTGGGTATTGCAAGACCAGTTCTACGGCTCACTTCACTCAAATTTCTGTCTTGTAAAAGAGTAATAATTTCATTAAGTTCCAACATGTAAATAATGTAGGTGCTTATAGTATTTATACTTTTCTTAAATGAATATTTTTATTCAAATATGTAAATTTATAATTAGAGTGAAAACATATTTGTTTTGAAAGTAGATAAATATTTTGTTTGGTTGCGCGCGCAAAACATAGAAAACTATATAACGAATGGACGCGTAATAGATATTATTATGAAACTAGAACTCGTTGATTCTGGATATGTTCGCGAAGAACAAGACTCCGATTATGAAATGCCTTTTACTGAATACTGGTGGAAGTTTAAATGTCCATCATGTGTGAATGTGATGTATCATTCAAGTTCATATTCTGTGACCAACCCAAAAGACAAAGTAAAGTGTAATAAATGTAAAAAATTATATGCTATTGGCAGTGGTATTGTTAGTGGTAAGGAGAAGAAACCATGAAACACAAATTAATTGTTGTTCTAATGCTATTCCTATGCGCGTCACCTGTAGCGGCTGTGACATATTCGGAAGAGTATTATAAACTCGGGGGTTATTCGGATTCGCTCTACACTCATGCGCTCACGGGTTATGAAAAATATCATTCGACATACAGTCTTGTTGGTACTGTAGAAGGATTAATATCGGCATATGAACTCCGCCGCCAAACAATTCTCATGGAAAAACAAAACGAACTGCAAGCAGAACTTGTAAAGGCGCAATGGGTAGAGACGTGTTATGCGCCATTTGACAATAACGCTATTGGAAATAGATCCGCATGGTCATTAGAATGTGCGAATGCGGGATATCCTGTTGGGTAACACCCAAACCTATAAATAGAAATAGAACGTATACTATTACGCGATATGGCGTGTTGCACGCCCGACCGCTATGAACCGACAAACGAACAAAACGAACTGGAGAACTATTTGTGATTGATTTAAATAAAATTTCTAAAGCCGCTCCTCCTAAAAAGCCACGGACTATTATCTATGGTCCGGAAGGTATTGGCAAATCCACATTTGGAAATATGGCACCGGGTCGTATTTTCATTCTTACGGAAGACGGGCTTGGAGATATTGATGCCCCAGCAATTCCGCAGGATGAGAATGGGAACCCCCGTGCTGCAAATTCATTTGATGAAGTAATGGAATGTATTCAGACACTTGCAACTACAGATCATGAATACGAAACTGTTGTAATCGATACACTTGACTGGTTGGAACCCCTTATTTGGAAATCAACTTGTAAGCGTTTGAAGGTAGATTCCATCGAAGAACCGGGATATGGGCGCGGATATGTAGAAACGATGCATGAATGGCAGGAATTTTTTGATGCCGTAACATATTTGCGCGACACTAAAGATATGAATGTGATTATGATCGCACATTCTACCGTTTCAAAGATTGAAGATCCGATGCGTCCCGCATATGACAAGTATGGTCTCAAACTCCACAAACGCGCGGCTGCAAAAGCAGCAGAATATGCCGACGTAATTGGATTCTGTGAACTTAAGATACACACGCGCAGTGAGAAATCCGGATTTGATAAAACACGCAACATTGCTGTTTCAACCGAAGAGAGAATTCTGCGCGTTTCCCCAAGTGCGGGATGTGTAGCAAAGAAACGTTACCGCGATATGCCCGATGAAATGCCACTGGATTATACTGAATTTGAAAAGTATATTCCGGGCGGAAGGAAAGAACAGAAAGAGGAATAAAATAAATAAATTAAAGGAGATATATAAAAATGACTGAATTAAACTTTGACAGCACTACGATTGAGCCGGCGGGGAAATTCACCCCGATTCCGATGGATGACTATCTCGCTGTTATCACCGACAGCGAAATGAAGGATACGAAGAAAGGCGATGGAAAATATTTGCTTTTGACTTATGAAGTGGTTGAAGGCGATTTTGCTGGAAGAAAAATATTCGAGACGCTCAATCTTGTTAACTCTAACCAGACCGCTGTTGAAATTGCACAGCGCGCGCTTTCTGCTGTTTGTCGTGCAACAGGTGTTCTTCACCCGAAGGATAGTTCAGAACTTCACGGGAAGCCGCTTGTGATTAGCGTGGGTATTCGCGCTGGATCAAACGGGTTTGACGAAAAGAATGTCATTAAGGGTTATTCTCGTGTTGACGGCAAGGAACTTAAAGATGTTACGGATGCAACCGCGCCGGTTAAGGGTGCTACCGCCTCTCCGGCCAAACTCAAGCCTTGGCAGAAAAAATAATTTAATCTCTTTTTTCAAACAAAACATTTATATACTTTAATAACATATATATTATCCGCATGATAATCACAGAAAATCATTGTTTGCGTTGCGGTCACATTTGGTTTCCGCGCAGTGAAAAGCCTCCGGTTAATTGTCCTCGTTGTCATTCGCCTTCTTGGAATAAAGAACGTGTAAGAGGCGTTAAGAAAGATGATAGTTGATGGGATGAAAAAGTGTAGTAAGTGCGGCGAAGAGAAATCTGTCAACAAATTTCATAAAAATGCTGGAAAAGGAGATGGATATCAATCCTATTGTAAAAAATGTAAAAGCGCACTTGATAAAATAGATCGTTTAAAAAAGAAAGAACAATATAAATTATTGCATCCCAATGAAGTCAAAATATCTCGTAATAAAGGTAAAAAACGTTCTGAAGCAACTCGTAAAAAGATGAGTGAATCGCACAAGGGGAAAATTAAAACTCCAGAACATCTTAAAAATATAGGACTTGGGTTGAAGAAATATTATGATGATCATCCAGAAAAAAGGATAGAGGCAAGTAATCGCGTTTCCGGTAAAAATCATCCAATGTATGGAAAGAGCCCGTCAAAAGAATCATTAAAAAAACAAAGTGAAAGTATGAAAAGATTATGGGAGGAAGACCCAAATAGACGCGAAATATATAGTGAGATGTTTTCTGGAGAAAACAATCCTATGTTTGGGAAAATCCATACGCGGGAAGCACATATTAAAATGAGTATTGGCCACATTGGCATTCAGAAGGGTGAAAATCACCCAATGTATGGGAAACACCCTTCCGAAGCAACTCTCAAAAAGTTAAGAGAATCCCATCTTAATGGGTTGCAATCTGGAGAAAATCATTATAATTGGAAAGGAGGTATTTCGTTCGAACCATATTGCCCAAAGTTTAATAAAAAATTAAAAATGAATGTTAGAAACTTCTTTGGAAATAAATGTGTTTTGTGTGAAATAACAAGAGATGAATATCACGAAGAGTTTATTGTTCACCACGCATTTACTGAAAAGATGGCATGTTGTGAAACAAAAATAGAAGAGATGGATGAAGTTAGAAAGCGACTTCCTTATGGTGTGGCACATTTTGGCGAAGACGAATTCACAGAGGAAGAAATCATGTATATTAGGATGATGGTTCCGCTTTGTAGAAAGTGTCATGGGAAACAAAATGCTGCAAGCGAGAAACTTCCTTATGAACAAACTGTTTACAGGAAGTTTTTTACGGAATTGATATTGAACGAATATGATGGGAAATGTTATTCGGAGGAGAATAAATAATGGTCGAACTACCAATCCAGCATACACCAACAGTGGATAAGATTTACAAATATTATGTTGATAAAAATATCGAATGGCGAAGACCACATCTTGGTTCGTCCCTTCTTGGAGAGGACTGCCAAAGAAAATTGTTTTATTCTTTCCGTTGGTGTTCGTCTCCAAATTTCATTGGTAGAATGCAGAGACTTTTTGCCACGGGAAAAATCGAAGAAGAACGAGTAATAAATGATTTGAGGAATATTGGCGTATGCGTATACGACCGCGATCCATCTTCCGGAAAACAATTATCTGGGTTTGACGAGGATTGCCCACATCACAGCGGAAGTGTAGATGGTATCGCTCAAGGATTCGAAGAGTCGAAGGAGTGGCATATTTTAGAAATTAAAAGTGCTTCCAACAAATATTTTAATCTTATAAAAAAGCAAGGGGTTCGGAAGATCAAGCCACTTTATTATGCCCAAGTCCAAGATTATATGAGGTGGTTTAAGTTAACAAGAGCCTTCTTCTTCGTTGTAAATAAAGACACAGACGAAATTTACTCCGAGAGAATATATTACGATAAAGATTTTGCAGAAAATTTAGCAAACAAAGCAAAGCGCGTGGTATATTCTGATACCCCATTAGAAAAACTCGGCAACTCCGAAACAGACTTCCGGTGTAAATTCTGCGACCACGCGGATTTATGTTGGAATAAAAAATTGCCACTCGTTGGTTGTCGAAC